AATAAACCAATAAACTGATATAAATTTTATTTCATATAAAAGTGTAGACCGATGGAAGATTTTATACCTGATAAAGAATATTATTTTACTGGTTCCTCTAGCAAAATAGAAAATTTCGTAGGAAAATCCAAATCAAATGATGAAAAAATATATTTAGGAAAATTCATCGAATATATTGGCGTTCCCTACGTGACCGATTGGCTACCTAATGGAAAAGCCCGATTTGAAAAAGGAATAATATCAAAAGGATATTACCACGAAACAACAGAACAAATAAAATATTTTGATATTATATATTATATAAAATGAAAAGGTGCCCAAATGGAAGTCGACGCAATAAATCGTCAAAAAAATGCGAACCAAAAAACAAATCAATCGCCAAAAAGTCAACCTCTAGAAAATGCAGTAAAGGTGTTGAAATGCCCCCTCATCGTATAAAAAACATTATTAAATTTGAAAAACAAATGGCATCTATATTAGAATTAGAAGACAAACCAGAGCCAGAATATTATGAAAGAATGGAAAAATATTTAGAAGGATTGTGTTTCCCCAGAGATACCAATTGGGCAAATGTCGGCAGTTTTTCCGTTGCCATACACAAAGCAAAGGAAGTATAGTAAAAAATTGATTAAAAATAGTGTAACAAAATATATAATAATATACTACGAAACATGGAAAAAGCATATCAACTAATCAAAGGAGACTGTTTAGTTGAGATGCCAAAAATAGCTAGCAAATCGATAGATATGATTTTGTGCGATTTACCTTATGGAATGACGAAGAATGCATGGGACGTAGCCATTCCATTTGATAAATTATGGGCGGAATACAATCGAATTATAAAAGACAGCGGTGCGATTGTATTATTCGGATCTCAACCATTCACATCACTAATGATAACTAGTAATTTAAAACATTTCCGATATTGTTTGGTATGGGAGAAAAACAAATTCTCTGACTTCTTGAATGCCAAACGAAAACCCATGAAAACCAACGAAGATATTGCTATATTCTATAAAAAACAACCCATATACAATCCCCAATATTGGTATAGCACTCCATACACCCGGTGGAATACACAGGAGGCCGTAGATAAACAAACCAATTACGGGAGTCATAAAGAAAATTTTGTCGAAAGCAAAGATGGAAAACGCTTACCAACCACCGTATTAAAATTTAATCGGGTCGAGAGACCATTGCATCCTACCCAAAAACCAGTCGATCTATTAGAATGGTTAATAAAAACCTATACCAATGAAAACAACATGGTCTTGGACAATTGTATGGGGGTTGGCTCTACGGGTATAGCATGTATGAAAACAAACCGCCGATTTATTGGTATAGAACTCGAAGAAGAATATTTCAATACAGCAACCGAATTACTACAAAAAGAAAAAGATAGCCAAACGCCAACAACTATCCTTGAGCAATCGAGTATATAAACTCAATAAATCGAACAAAATTGTCATGGTTAATTGTTTTTTTATATTTTTCGTCATAGATGGGTTTGGCCGACGATCGCTTACCATCTAATATGTAAAATACGTCGTTACAAATATGATCAGTCAAATGGTCAGTAAATATTTTGGTATCTTCATCGATACTATTTTCTAGGGTAAAGATGGTATGTTTTACTGGATATCCAAACTTTTGGAATAATTTGAAATCATCACACGCCCTAACATAATAACAACTATCTAAATATGCTTTGCATTCAATGACACAAACAAATACGTCATTCAAATAGATATGAACATCTACCTGATGAAATTTTCTTATTTCTTTTCCATTATCTAATGTTATTTTACATAGTTTTTTATCATCATTGCCCCGTTTAGCGACCAAATTTACACCTAAATGTCGACCAATAAAATCAACCGATTTTCTTACAAATTTTTCAATATCTTCGCCGCGGTCCCCCCTCATTTTTCCACCGCTGCAATTGTTGGAATAATTTTTAGCCCAATTATCCATAATTTCCGAGAGATCATTTTTCAAGGTAGAAATCACTTGTTCAATTTCACTCATTTTGTAGTAAGGTTGCAATAGATGGTTTCAGCAAAAAACAATCAATTTTACACAAAATTGATCTGTAAAATAAAAAAAGAGCAAATAACAGTCAAATAACAATTATACAAACATGTCAACCTTCGCCGCATGGATACAGCCATATGAAGACAATATCGAATTCGATTGGCTAGCTACCAATCCAAATCCCACATTAATGTCCTATTTAAAAGAAAATCCAGAAAAAGCAAACTGGGAATATTTATCCCAAAATGCAAATGCCCTGAATATGCTTAAAGAACATACAAGTAGAATCGATTGGGAAAAAATATGTTTAAATCAACATCCTGAAGCAATGAGGTTAATAAATGAACATTATGATTATTACGCAGAAAGATGGAACAAAAAGCGCAAGAGAATACCATATGACATGGTATTGAGTTGGAGAAATCTTTCGCAAAACCCAATGGCGATTCGATTTCTATACAAAACCCCCAAAAATCTTTACTGGAATTGTATTGAAGGGCCCTATTCACCATATCAAGATGATTATGACTATGTGGACGAATATTTAGAAAATCGATATCCGGATTATGAAATCGATTGGGCCAATTTGTCCGCGAATCCGAAAGCGTCACTATTATTAGAAATGGAACCCGAAAATATAAAATGGGATTATTTATCAAGTAATCCGTCGGCAGAAGCCATCGAACTGTTACTAGAAAATCCAGAAAATATCGATTGGTATTGGCTTTCTGTAAATCCATATGCTATAGAAATATTAAAAAAAAATCTCAACCAAATAAACTGGCAACAATTATCAAAAAACCCTTGCCCCGGAGCCGTTAAACTTTTAAAAGAAAACCCCAAAAATATAGATTGGACCTATTTATCCGCAAATCCGCACGCCATAGAATTATTAGAACAAAATCCCGAAAAAATAGATTGGCGATGGTTATGTAGAAATCCCGGGGCCAAAGAATTATTAGCCGAAAATATACAAAACGAATTTGATAAATTAGATTGGCAATGGTTGTCCGAGAATCCATGTATCTTTGATTAGATATTTGGATATATTTGCACAATTACATGTCCCAATGTCCCAATGTCCCAATTTTGAGTTGATTTGTGTAAAAATAAAAATAATACCTTATATGCATATTATATTTATTTCATTAAACGGTTACGTCTAGATTTTATGCGGTTTTTTCTAGAGTATTTTTTTTGACGTTTTCTTATGTTACGACGGGTTTTTGGTTTTCCTCCAGAAGTATTTTCAGTAGCCAATTTACTCTTTAGTTCATTATATCTTTCAAGATGACTAAATGATATATAAAATTTTGGAAGAACTACTTTAAAGAGATCAGTATTTGTATATATTGTAATTTTAGTTTCTTCATTGCCTTTAGTTTTTTTATCGCCATCAGTTTCTTCATTGCCTTTAGTTTCTTCATTGCCTTTAGTTTTTTTATCGCCATCAGTTTCTTCATTGCCTTTAGTTTCTTCATTGCGAGAAAATATTACATAATAATTAGTGTAAGGAACCGTGCCATTACCAAACAATTCTCCTTCTTCTGTATTAAACTCTTTAAATTTACCGATGGGTTTAATCGAACCTTCTTCATCAATTATAAATGTATCAATATCACTTAATATGTTTTTAAATATATTGGGTTTATTGCCTTGATTAAAATTTGTGAGTGACTTGACTGTATTTGTTATATCTTCGGAGATATCTTTGGAGATATCAAAATACACAGGTTTATTTGGTACCTTATTTTCTTCAACTACCGGTAACGGAGTTGATTGAACTACCTGCATTGGGTTTCCTTTTAAAAAATTAGCAAAACGAGATAACATCTATATAATTACTAAATATATTTTTAGACCCTTAATAATAATGCGGACCAAAATAATATGAAAGGCCTATAAAAACGATTTACCGTAAACTGGTATGAAAACGAAAATATTATCCATATAAACCAATATAAAGAAAGAATCACGTTTTTATTGTGGGGGCAATAAATACCCCCCCCCGGACCCGGCTCCTATGGCTTAGTGGTTATAGCGTGCGCTTAGTAAGCGTAAGGTCGAGAGTTCAATCCTCTCTAGGAGCTTATAATACTACATATACGTCTAGTATTATAAATATTCGTCAATCATGAGTAAAATATCACTAGGTAAAATTGGATTTTCATCGAGTATATTTTCTAATGTTTCGATTTTAGTTATCCAATCAATTGGGATACTAACCAACGTATTTTTA